CAAGCTACAATTATTTACTCTATTGTCTTTTCTAAACATTATAAAATCACCAGCTAAAGGTACTTTGCTCGCACCTGCGATAGCGATACCATTACTATCATTTGTATCAGCAATAAAATTAGCGTTTCTAACGTCTGACACTCTACCTACTAAATCAGTGGCACTAACAGCGTCTGCCCCAGTACTTATTGCGTAAACGTAATCGTTTACTTGTAGTGATTTATTAACTTTATTAGAAAATCTTATATTATACTCTGCCATGTTTTTATTTTTATGTTAACGTTCCTAAAACAAAACCTCTGTCTATATCTAAGTAGATTACTTGATCGGCACTTCCAAGTTTTGTAACAGTCATAGATCCATTCACTTTTATATAAAGAGCGCTGCCGAAAACAACTAATTTAGTGTTGTCAGATAATGTTTGATTACCCGTCACTGTTATTGGAGTTCCGCTTGAATGTATTGCAGTTATAAGATTAGCGTTACTAGCAGTGCTTATTTCACCACCAATTAAAAAACTACCAACAGAAGCGCCAGATAAAACATCTACAGTTACGCTGGTGCTACTTGAAACAGCTCCGTTTATTCTAACAGAACCGCTTGCGTTTTTACTTACGTTTTGATTACCGTCAACAGGTGTAAAAGACCAATTACTAAAACTAACTGAAACGCCACTTGATTTACCTATTAAATCACTTCCATAAGCTCTAAATTGAACAGCTGTAGTTTCATCCCAACTAGGCGCTGCAGAAAGCGTTATTGTTTTTGTCGATGTATTAATAGCTGTAATGGTAGGATATGTTAAAACACCTAAAGTACCACTTTGTTCTTCGTCACCACTAGCAGCTATATCTGCTAAACTCATACCCACTACTAAACCAGCTACACTGTCAACCGTCATAAAGTTAGAGTTTGTAGCGGCACTACTTGTTTGTGTAGCTACTTTTATATAAAAATCTTCATCTCTTGGTTGTAAAGATGCGTCTATTGTTGGAAACGTATTCTTATCACTAGGAGCAATGACTTTATAACCTAAAGAAGGGCTTGAAGGATCAGAAACTAACGCGTCGTACTCAACAGATTGGTTTGTAGTTGTACTAGAAGATCCAGTTACCTCTGCATAAGTAGTGCTCGCGCTAGCATCGTAAATACCACCTTCAAATCGACTAGCCGACTGATCTGTAGCTATACTTACTCTTACGTGAACAGTTTTTTCCTGCGTAACTTCAAGTGGGTAATAAATTTTATTATAAAGCGATAAATCATCACCTAACAAAGTGTTTTTACTAGGCTCAGCAAATAACATAAAAGTATATGTATCTCCAGAGGCTACCGCTGGCACTGTAATAATACCAGTGTATTTACCTGAAACAACTTGGTTAGCTAATCTACTTTTTGTTGTTTGCGTTGCAGAAAAAACACCTGTTTTAAAATTATAAAGATTTCCAGAACTATTTTTAACTCTTAAACTAAAAACAGCTTCTGGGCCACCAGCCACAGTATAAGTTATTGTTTCTCCAGATGAAGAAACGGTATTTTTATTTAATGTGAAATTATTTATATAGTTCATTTTATAAAGTATTTACGACAGTACAAGTTCCAACACCTTGAAAATTAATAGCACTTGTGTCAATAACATCTTCGTTGCCTTTTATATAGTTAAACCACTTACCTTCTTTTTCTATAAAGCTATTTACAGTTCCACTTTGTTTTTCTGTTTGTATTGTAGCTTGCCAATCACTATCACCATCGTAATTTAAGGTAGTAAAGTTTTTTATAGATAATGGTGATTCGTTTATTACAGCCGTCATAGAGCAAATAGCATTTTGACCATAGAATACAGACCTATTACCTAAGTGATGTTGATACAAATGACTATTATAAAAAGTATAATAATTACCACCCATACTTAAACCGCTTTCAGGTATAAAAGATTTAAAACTAACCCAACCTCTAACATCTTCTTTAAAACTAATAGTTACAGAGTTAGAACTACTATTAAATTCGTTTATTTCTTTATTACCATCATCAATAGTTAAATTGTATTCTTTTTTATAAGTATCGTAACTACCAACTATTTTAAAAGCATCTTCTTTTAACTTGTCTTTAAAGTATGTAGACATACCAGCGTCTGATATAGGTGTTAAACCATCCATTGATAATCTAAGTACAGCGCCTCTTTGTTTGTCTGTGAAATAAGCTCTATAGCTTTCAGACGTAAAACTTTCTGGATTATTAGATATGCCATACTCACCAACAAAAGGTCTTGCTTGTCCTAAAACTTTATTTGAAGCCGTTAATTGTGGATTACCATCGGCGTTAAATATTATATCTTTGTCGGCAGGTATCTGTACTATTTTATCTTGACATAAAGCTATTAAATCATCGTTTCTAGCAAAAAGCTTTTGTATGCTACCATAAGTAGGGAGTAAATCTTTAGTAACTGTATCTGCCATTATAAACTGGTTTATTTCGTTTAAACTAGTAGTAGAGTTGTATATACTTGAATATATCAAACCACTAGCTCTAAGATCTTCTTTATATTGTTCTTTTAACGTTGAAGAAGCCTTAACGCCGTTACTTATAAAAGGCTGATTAAAATCATCTTTAATTCTATTAGACTCTACACCGTTACCAAACGAATAACAATTGAAATAAGATAATCCTACGTGTTTTATAGTTCTTGATAAACTCAATTTAGTTATTTGTTGATTATTACTAGAAATTTGTTTTACATCAAAGATATTAACTTCAACATAGCTTAAATCATCTTTATAAAACTTTATTTTTTTATCGTTGTAAAGAGTTGTTTGATCTGCTAAACTACTTGTAGCAGGCGTTGTTCCACCAGAACCATCATCTATATCATCGTTTAAAACATCTAACCCTGGTTCTAACTCAACTATATTTCCATCCCAACTTTTAACTACACAGTCACCAAAGTCGGGGGTAGATTGGTGTGAATTTGCTTTGCTACATCTAACAGCTGTGCCAATAGGCGCTATCATGTGTCCTTTTCTATCGTCAGGACTTAAACTTCCAGCTGCACTAGAGTTAATATCTAATTTCAAAGGTATGGCGTTAGAAGCCTCATAATAAATATCTAAATCTACATTTTCTTTTGGCTCTGTTTCCCATACGGCTGGATTATCACTAGCTATAGTAGCTGTTTCATCTACATAACTTTGAACAAAACGCATGTTTACCCCTACGTTAGCATCAGTAAGTTGAGTTGTTGGATCGTAAGAAGAGCCTGAAGCAGTTGGGTCTTTATCTAGTTTTAATATATAACAAACTCTTCTATTATCTGGAGCGCCAAATTCTGTTAATTTATTATCAAAATCACTCACGAAACCATCCCAGTCAGTTGAGCTACTACTGGTTCTAATTTTTTCTATCATGTTGTGATAAGCAAAATGAACAGTATCTTCTCTTTCGTTAAAGGTGGCGTTATTAGACCCATCCCACTTAGCCATTCTATTCCAAGCTGTGTGATTATATATCCAAACTTCTTCACATTCTTGAATGGTATATACTTCGTTATCTGTGCCGAAGGTAAATTTACCACCAGGTGTTTTTAAGTTTTGTATAAAATCAGCTAATTCAGGTTTGTTATAAAGTGGATCCCAAGTTTTATCTACTACATCGGTAAAATTAAAACTACTATCTTGCGGCACGTTACAAACCTCCATACCTCTATCTGTGTAAATATAACCACTTAAACTTCCGTTAGTTCCAGGATTATTTATGCTACCATCTCCTGTGGCGCCCATATATATAAAAGGCTGTTGATTATTATTTTGTATATTATATAAATTTATTTTGTGATTGTTAGCGCCATAAGAGTTACCACCACCCCATTGAGGATCAAGAAAGTTGTTAAGCTCACCGTTGCTAAGGGTAGACCCATCTCTTATACTAGAACCAGCAGGAAACAAATGTGGTCCTACCCCTGACACAGATAAGTGCATATAAAACCCACTTGAGTCATACGTAAAATTATCAACATCTCTATTTCCACTACCACTACCGCCAATTTGTTTTCTTATTTCAAAAGCAGCAGGTCCAGGTGTAAAAATACCAGGCATAGCGTCTACAGTACCTCCAAAACCATTTGGCCAATTATTATTATCTGTTCCAAAATCAACACTACTACCAGTACCGGTCCCGCTATATCCACCCCTAAATAAATTACAACTTTGTGAAACATCATATTTATTAGCGTTTGAAGAAGCTGCACCATCATTACCCGTACCAGATACTACGTAACTTATATTACTCATGTCAGAGTTAGCACGTGGTTGCATTGCGGCTACGTAACAAGCGTCTATAAAAAACCCTGTAGAGCCTGTCGCCGATGCGCTATCAAATAATAAATTACCATCAGTAGTGTTGTTCCATTTATCAGGCGTGTTACTTATACTTCCAGCTGCTCCACTATTTGTAGTGTGATTACTAACACCACTTGTTTGACCAGCTAAACTTTGATTACCAGCAGAATTTGTATACTGTAAAACACCGCCAACACTTGTAGCTGAATCATCAGCCAAATTAAATATATCAGTACTAGTAGCAACGGAATATTGTTGAAGAGTACCTATTTGCCCTTCTAAATATTGACCAGTAACAACATTTGATAATATTTTTACAAAAAATCTTCCTTGAAACTCTTCCCATTGATCTTGCTCTTCTAAGTATAAATTTGTTTTTAATGTAGTTTCTAAAGTTTTGTTAGTTATACTACTTTCTACCCAGCCATCATTTTCAACGATTGGCTCGTTTAAAACAATTTTATAAAGTTCAGGTCCACTACCCTCTGTTTTTAAACTTACTATTCTATATCTTTTAGAAACGTATTTAACATTAGTACTAGGCGTTGCCTCAAAGTTTATATATATTTTTTTGTTGTTGTCAAAAAGATTTTGTATTTCCGTACCTGATTCTAATTGTATTTGAGTTTTACTAATAGTTAAAGATTTAACACTTTTAGAAGGTTGGTTAGCTTGTTCTGTATATAAATCAGTTAAAGTACCATTACCATCAAACTGTCCTAAACTTATATATTTTTTACGTATAAATTCTGGCGCTTCGTTTTTTATATCTATTACTTTAAATTTGTTTTCAACATCAACTTGATAGTCACTATCTATAGCTTTTTTAAGTATAATATAATCATCTTCTTGTATCTTATTTCTATCAGATGATGGAAAGGAAATCCATAAGTTACCATCTTCTTCCGCCCTATAAATCCTGTCCATTATAAGATTGTAATACTCTGAAGAAGTTTCTTTTATAAATACTTTAAAATAATAAGGTTCGTAATTTATTGTAGTGCTATCATCATTTGATTTTATTTGCAAGCCACTAGTGTAAGCTCTAAAATAAAGTCTATTTGAAGCGCTAGCGTTGCCGTAAAAAGTACCATCAGTATTAGCGTTATAAGGTATTGTTTTAGAGGCGTTTTTATAAGTGAAAACAGGTGTTTCTCTTCCGTATTCGTCTCCGTAAACAATACCAGCTTGATATGTTCTTTGTGATTTTATTGATTCCTTACCTACATCAAAAACAACTGTTTGGCCAGCAAAAGTTCTTTCTTCGTACTTTAAATACATATTAGGCATGAAGCTAGAACCTAAATCTAAGTTCTGAGTGTAGTTACCGTACATTAATCTACCAGCTGTAAAGTCTTGCGCTTTAGCTTTTTTAGGTACGTTATCAAAAGGTCTTAGAAGTTGATTTGAAGGGAGAGCAGCGTATATATTTTCTGATTTTATCGTCAAAAAACCAGTGTTGCTAGGAGTTACCCCTGAAGTAATTGGTAAATCTATAGTTGAATTATTTCCATCAACAGTTGTCCAAGGTTTGTTAGTTGCGCTATATATAATAGTGTCTATAGCGTAAACTACAGTTGAGTTATCTGGTTTATAAAGCAAGTCTATTTCTATAACGCCATCTGGTATGTCGTGCGTAACAAATTGTTTTAATTTAACCTCTTTAATTCTTGTTTCCATACCAGAGTTATAAGGCTCTCTAGTTGGATGAAAACTAAATTGTCCAGGTGCAAAAATAACATCAGTGAAAGGGCCAAAAGCAGAGTATTCACCGTCTTTATATTTGTACCTGTAAGAAAATCTAGGAAAAGTTTTATTAAACAACAAATCTTCTAAATCTTCTACAACAAAATCATAAGACAAAGTAGTTGTTGGAATATTTGGTTGTATTGATAGTATTGTACACGTAAAGATTTGTTCGTATACAGTGTTTCCATTTAAGCTTATTGTTTGCCCAACAGTTGTAACTGTTTCAACAACTAACCTTATTTGAGCATTATTAGGTAAAACACCTTGAGCAGCTGGATCAGATAGTAATAAAACGTCATTAGCTTCTATATTTAAAGCTATAGCATCAATAAAAGGAGTTGTTAATGTAGTGCCAGCTTGATAAGTGTTACCAAGTACATCTGTGTAAATTGTAGGAATATCTATTGTTTGTGCAGGGCCTGTTCCCGGTGAAGCAAACGCTACAAAAGTTTCTAAAATAACCCTTATATTTATAGTGTCACCAACACTATATGTAGAAAAGTTAATATTTTGACTCACCCCACTTGTTAAAGCAGAGCCAGTAGTTACTAACTCTACAATTGGAGCTTGTGTTGGTTTCTTTTTTATTAAGGTAATATGCTCTTCTTTTATATCGCCAGATGTTACACCTCCAGTAAATTGAGTTTGTGTTGTAAAATTAGCGCTTCCATCTCTACAGTCATCTATATTAATACATCTAGGTTCATTAAAACCATCCGTCCACATTAAAAGATTATCAACTATATTTATACCTGTTATAAATTGATCTTCTTCAAATTTTAATACGTTTTTATTTACGTCTACTAAAATTAAGTTTAATTCAGGACCTGTATCTGGATTTGTATCGTATTCAAATATAGCGTCTTTAGTATTATTCCATCCAAACCAATAAAGTTTATTATTTTTTTCATCAGCTATAGAACCTACGCACTCCCAACTCCCACCAATAGATCCACCGCCTTGACCGCTGTTAATAGTATTTATTATAGTATTACCTAAAATATTTTGAACAGTTCCAACATCTGAATCATCAGAAGTAGAAACCTGTATGTTCATAGCGTCTTTATATTGTCCTTTTGGAATTATTCTTTCATCAAGGCTTTTGTTCATTTTACCCTGAGTAAAAGTACTTTTAATATCTGGCATGTATTAATGTTTTATCCACTTAGACTTGTCTCTAAGTATTTGAGTTAATTCTTCTAGTTTTATATTTGATAATCTTAACTTAGCCTTTCTTATTGCTGCAAATTTTTCTTTTTGATACCTTCTCACCACGTACTCTGGAATATTAGCTCTTGTAGAAAGCACAGCGTGCATTATATACTTGTACATAGCGTCTTCTGCAAATTTATGTACTTGCATTTCGTCTGCTGTTCCTAAACTATCACTTATATAATCTAATATTACAGTTTTTCCAGAAATATTAGAACTAAAGTGTATAAAACCTTTAAGCTCATCAATATAAAAAGAACCGTTTGTCTGAGCGTGTGATGGTTGTAGTCCATATCTTTCTCTATGAAAAGGCAAATCTAAAGACTCTCTATAGTCTTGTTGTATTAATTCAGATGGTTCTTGAGACTTATAACTATCCCAAGTTGTGGAATCTCCGTCTCTAACTAAGTCAGGGGAAGCACCTTCATAAGTAACTATTATATTGTCAACTGTATTCGTGCTAGTTAAAGATGTTGGAACCGTTGTATTGTTAGCTAACGTTTCTGTCATAGGTGTGTAACTAGTTATTAAAACATAAACAGTATTGTATATAGAAACGTCTATATTTTCTACCGTTTTAGTTTCAGCTCCAGATGGAGAACCATCACTCCATTCTAAATAAGCCAAGTTGTTAGTACCATCAGCAGCAGGTATAAAGTTAGGCGCGTTAGCGTCTCCTGTTGTAGTTTGATCGTTTAAACTAGGATTATTTTTTAATAAATTTGTAGAAGGATCACCTGGAGTACTACTTATACCTACTCTTAAAATACCAGCGTTAGCATTAGTTTGAGAAGCAGCAGATAACCCAGTAGCTGTCAAATCTAATAAATCCATATTAGAAACGTTTATAGGTTGCCAACAAGCATAAGCTCTACCTGTAGCAGTTCCTTGGTAATTAAATGCTTCTGAAGTAAAAGTTAAAACACCTCCAACAACAGCAACGACATCGTTTCCTAAAGTTGTGTTACCTGGTGGATTATTTGCGTTATCAGCCGCTGGTGTTTTAGTCCAATTGTTAGCGGCTACTAGTGGGCTAGAAAAATCACCATTAAAAAAATCTGGCACATTACCTGAAGTTGCAACAAAATCATAGTTACCATCGCTGTCTTGTTTTATTTTAAAAGGATTTGAAGTGTGTTTTGTAGGATATAAAGGGTGTTTTATACCAGCACTATCGCTCCACGATAGTTTTGTATAGTTTACATAATCATGAGGAAGTATCATTGTAAGTGAGGCTGGTAATTCTATTTCTTGTGATTTTATAGATTTAAAAGTATCAAAAGATAATTCTGCTAAAGCTCTTTTAGCGTGAAACGCTACATCAACTCTTCTAGCTTTACTTATAATTTTTTCTTCACCTACATAAGCTATCATAAATTGATTAATAATATCTCTAATAGAAACTAATTGATAATTACCATAGTCATTACCTTCGTAATACTCTTGTTGTGTTCCAGTGAATAAAGCCATTTATTTATCGTTTTTCTTGTTGTATGTTTTTATTGTCTTCAGCTGATCCTATTTGATATAAATTATTATCTTTCATAGCTACACCAGCTAATTGTAATATTTTAAAAACTAATTTAGTTTCTTCTGAAGGATGTAACTCAAAATCTGTAGTTACGCTACTATCGTACTGAGCCTCGTCGTTTATAACATTATAACCCCACTCTGGAGAAGCTGGTTTTCTTATATAGTTAACTGTTATTGCTTGGTCGAGACTAGAAGGATATAAAAATAATCTATTAGATCTCTTTATTTCATACATAGGATTATAAGAGGTAGGTCTACATAACTTTGAACTTAGAATATTTCGTATTTGATTAGAATTAACTTGTTCACAAGTATATATACTATATATTACACTATCAATTTTATATAAGTCGTTTATAGCAGCACCGACGTTATAAAATTCACCAGTGTTGTTTATATTTATATTTCTTTCTTCTTTAAAATAATCTATTTTTTCTTCTAAATAATCAAGCATATCAGATCCACCAGTACTATTACCTGGTAATCTACCAAATTGATTTATATCATAAAAGTATTGTTCAAATATATCTAGCTGTGCTTGCTCTGCAAATAAATTAAACTCAAGTGGAGTTATATAACCTCTTTGCTCTTTGTTAGCTAACACTAAAACTTGTTGATATACTGTATTTATTTCTACCATTACTTTTGTTTTTTATAAGGAAATACTTTGTTAAGTACTTGTTTTCTTTTTTTACAACCACAATCATCACCTGCAATTTTGTGCACAAACTTCTTTATTCCTGTAGCGGTTGTTATTTTCTCTATTGTGTCGCCTAGACCTTTTGATTCCATAATTGTATTTGTAGTTACGATCGCCCCGTAGGGCGACCGCTCTACAGTTTGATTAATCGTTTAATCTTTTTTCTATATTTGCATATATTTCCATACCTTCATCAGTTTTAAACCAATGCGCTAAAGCGGTGTATGGATGCTCGTCAAATGGTACTGTCATTAACTTTCTATCATTTGAAGCCCATAAAAAGTTTCTTTGATCGTCAGATAATTTAAGTATACCTAACTCAACAGCTTTTATACCAAAGTTTCTAAGTTGAACATTATCATCAGAAGCTAGTTCTAAAAATAAAACAGGGTTGTTTTTAGCATATAATAACAAATCTCTTTTAAGCTCCTTAGAACTCATCTTAGATACTTTAGAACCATACTCTACTCTCATAATAGCCTCAGCCATATCTATATCTATTGATTTAGCTATGTTTAAAGCTTCTAACTCTAATTCTAGTATTTCTAAATCATCAGCGGCTTTTACTTCTGGTTTCCACTCACTAAAAAGCGTGTCTTTTTGTGGGTGATACAAAGACATAAGTTTTTGTAAAGTTTGTTTGTTTCTAGGCACGTGAAGAGCACCGTTTCTAAATATTATATGTGATAATCTTTGGTCACCTTTCATCTCATCTACAAATGGAGTTATTTGATTTTCACAATATTTTAATTCTCTTTCATAACCTTTTTCTTCATCAAAAAAGTATATACCAGCAGATTTAACCATGTAAGATAAAGGTCTACGTTTATTTGTTAAATAATAAACCCTATCTTTTATTTCCCACTTTGGTTTTTTAGGTTCAGCTTTTTTGGGTTTTGGAGTTTCAACAACTGGTGTTTCAACTACAGGTACCTCTACCTCTTTTTTTGTTTCTTGTTTTTTTGCCATAATATAATATATAATAAAATTAATAAAATAAAAGGCCGAGGCCGAAGCCCCGGTCTTTTAATATAAAGTGTTTACTTCATTAACATAAAGTTGTTAGCACCTTGAGTAACTAAACATCTTTCAGTTAACATGTGGATTTGCATAACATCTAAAGCAGATGTAGCAGCGCCAACAGAACCAGTAACCCAAGTCTTCATTCTTCTATCGTCAGTTTGTGAAGCTCTATATCTAACGTGTAAGAAAGGACGTCTAACAGCAGCCCCAACAGTTTGGTCATAAACTGAAGAAGATCCAGCTGGAATTATAACACCTCTTAAAGCTTCAGATCCTGCAGTAGCGTTAATACCACCTCTAGTAGCTTTGTCGTTTAAGTATCTAAAGTCAGACTTGTAGAAGTCGTAAGAACCTCTTCTGAATCCAGAGAAACCTAAATTTAGTGCCATGTCTTCAGAGTTGTTGAATACTCCATAAGAAGTACCACCAGCTCCGTAAGAGTTCATTGAAGCTAACATATCATCAATAGCTAAACTAGTTGATCTGTTAACAAACATCATGTTTTCTTCAATAGCTCCTTGAGAATCAAACTCAGCTAATATAGCGTCAAACTCAGCTAAATCAGTAGCAGCGTTAACACCAGTAACACCAGTAGTAACGTTACCTCTGTCTTCGATAGCGTGGAATAAACCTTCAGTACCAGCATCTCCCTCTGGAGATAAACCTAATTCACCGTCAACATTAGTTGAGTTAGAACCTGGAATAGATTCAAGCATTGCCATTTCTAAGTAATCATTAAATCTAGCTCTAGTGTCAGCTTCAGCTTTTAAGTACCATAAGTAACCAGAAGCACCACCTTCAGAAGAAACTTCAACCCAACCAATTCTACCAGCGTCAGAACCTGATACTTCGTAGTAATCTTTCATGATAATTGGCTTGTTAGTAAAAGTTTTGAAACTAGGCTCGTTAGCACCTCTTGTAGTTGAACCATCATAGTTGTCACCTTTCTTAAACTCAGAACCGATAACTAATAAAGTACATCCACCAGCTGTTTCAGCTAAAGCAGCTAAAGTATCAGCGTTGTAAGCTCTAAGACCAATAGTGTTACCACTAACAGCTACAACTAAAGCTCTAACAACAACTCCTGGAGTTGAAAGTAAAACAATATCGTGGTTTCTAACACCGTGTATGTCACCAACTGAACCTCCTGAAGAACCAAAGCCGTCAGCTAATACATTACCATCAATATCAGATGTTACTGTAAATTTACCTTTAGCACCTGAAGAAGATACGTTACCATCTTGATCAATAGTACCTTTTAAAGAGATGTGAAGTCTTGATTGCTCAGACCATATAACTCTATCAGAAGTCATTGCTTCTTCTGCGCCTACTTGAGAAAGGAAACCAGAAATTGTACGAGGTCCAAAGATCTCAGCTTCTTTTTCCATTAACTCAGGTAGGTATTGTTGAGCCCAACCCGCTGTGTCAGAGCTCGTAAAATCAACATAATTTGTAGATAGTGTTTGTTGCTGTGAACTTGGAACACTATTCAAATTAGTTCCTGCATTAATTGCCATAATTTTTAATTTTTAAATTGTTATTTTTTGTTTTTAATTTTAAATTTGAAATCATTAGAATCACTACCTAATACTTTCACCTTCATGCCACCAGCTTCAATAACACCAGAGTGTTGTTGACGCGGATCCATATTAACATTTTTAGATTTTGCAATACTGTCTTTTAAAGCATCAGCCTTACCTTGCTCATAAAAATGTTTAGCGATAGCATCAGGATTCATAGCTGTATACAAAGATTTATGATAACCCACAGCATCTTCCATTTCATTATTTTTATTCAAGAACTTCTTGACAAAATTATTAATGTCGCTTTGAGTTTCTTTAACATTGTTCGTATTTTTTATATTATATCTAAACCTTTTATCCCCAACACTATATTCAAAACCTTTGAAATTTTTGTTAAATAACTGGTTAGTTTTATTTAAAAAAGTACGAGTTTGTTTTTCAACTACTTGTTGTTGTTCTTCTGACTCCTTGTTGTATCTGTTGAAAAAATCAATAGCCTTTTGCTGTTCTGTTGTCAGTTTGCTTCCAGCTTTAATTTCTTCATAATATTTGGACTTTGCACCGTCCAGGTGTTGCTTTGCTTCGGCAACTTGCTCCTTCAAAGCTAATTTTTTTCTTCTAATATCTTTATCCTCATCAACTTCTTCATCATAAGAAAAATAGTCGTCCATCATAAAATCTATTTCTTCTTCGTTTAAATGAGGTTTTGATTGCCTGTAATATTCTTTTAATAACGATAAATTATCTAATTCAGAATAATCTTTGTTTAGCTTCACATAATCTTCTAAACTACCACCAGTGTCTTCCATAAAATCAACAAGTTTTTGTATATTTTCTGGTAGTGCTTTTCCAGTTTCTATAGATTCAGCTATAGCGTCTTCAGCTTGTTCAGCTAAATCTTCAACTTGTTCTTTTACTTCTTCTTCAGTTATTTCTTCTACAACTGGCGTTTCTTGTGTTTCTGCTTCCGGTTGTACTTCTTCTTGTTTTTCTGAGGCGTTGGCATCTTCAACGAGTTCAACCACTCCTCCGTCGTCAGTATTGTTTTCAACAACCTCTTCTTTGGTTTCATCCTCTGGTTTTTTATCTAAATCAACCTTAGTTATATTGTCATCTTGTTTGCTTTCAACATTACCAAGGTCAACTTTTGTTACATTGTTATCTTGTTTTTGCTCTACAACTTCTTCAGTTGCAGTTTCTTTTTTCTTTGCCATAATAAAATATTATATAATTAATAAAATTGTTTACTTAGGTTCAAACATACCTAATCCAAATCCACCTCCCATTATATCATTACCTGCTGACTCAAAGTTTTTAGGTGGTTTTTCATTTTTTCTCTGATCTATAAGTTCAGATTGTTGGGATGCTTGAATCCTTGTTCTTTGATCTTTACGATCTTCTTTTTCTTTATCTTTACGGTTTAAAGACTCTGAGTCTACCTGTCTTAACTGCATGTTGTACTCAAACTCTTTTTGCATTAAGGCCATTTTTAATTCTCCTTCAGCTTGCATTTTTTGCATTTCTAATTGAGCTTCTACTTGAGCTAGTTGAGATTTTGACTCTGTAATAGCTTGGTTTTTCTGCATTTCCGTTTGTGCTGCAACTTGTTGAGCTTGCGCGTTGGCCTGTGCTTGTACTTGTATATTTTCTTGCTGCATTTTTTGATCTCTTGCTATTTTATCTTTTCTTCTTACTTTTAGTAATTGATTAGCAAGTTTCAAGCTTCTTATTTCTCTAATATCAATAGCGTCTTCAAGTTCTATATTTTGTTGTGCCAAAGCTACTTGTATGTTGTTTTCTAATAAAGCTTTTTCTTCTTCATCAGGAGTTAGCTCTATAAATATACCGAAATCATATAAATGTAGGTGTTGTAATTCTTCTAGCGTAGCAACGTTATGCGCGCCTACTGATTGTATAAACGCTTCTTTTGTGGGAGAGTACTCTATAATATCAGATATTCTAAGTGACAATTGTTCAGCTGTTTCAGCTGTTAAAAATAAACCAGCTTGTAATATGTGCCTTGTGGCTGTATTACTATTAGCTGCTGCCATTTTTTGTATACCAACTAAAGCGTTTTTGTCTGGTGTACTACCATCTCTAGCTTCATTCAAACCGGTTACATCCCTTATCATTTGTAAATAATAATTGTAATTAGCTATCAACGCTTGCATTTTTTGTCCACCGGCACCACTAGTTATTTCTTGAATAGGTACTTTACCAGGATTCATATCACCTTCACTTGTAAAGCTCCTACCAATTACAGATCCAGTTTGAAAAAACATATTTAAAGCTTCTTGTGGATTATAATTAGTTCCATTGCCTAAATCAACCTCTGCTAAACCATCAGCATCTAAATAAACACCGTCTGGCACCATACGTGACATTACTTGCTGTAGCTTTAAATGTGTTAATTGTATCATATCAGCAAAACCTGTAATACGCTTTACTAACGAATCTATTTTGCCTTTATACATACGAGGCGCTACTATACTATAATTCATTTTAACTTTAGTATAATCACTTTTTGGCCTCATCATATTTTTAGCCATACCCCAACTTAACAACTTATTGGTGCCAACTACTATTGCCCCTTCGTATAAAACCTCTATAACTCTATCTAATCTAGTAAAACCACCTTCCATATTTTCTGGTGGATTAAACTGATCGTCTTTTTCTATAGCTTTCTCAGCTCCAGAACTAGTTTCTTTAACTTTGTAAACTTCGTTCATATAAGTTTTATAATTAAAATATAAAACTTGAACTTTGTTTTTGTCATACTCTTTGTAGCTGTAACTATGTTGATAATGATCTTTATTGTATAAAGAAGAACTTTGTTTTATTTCTTCTAAATCTGATTGTTCTAAATGAGGAAATTGTTTGGCCAACTCGTTAATAGGTATTGTTTTGATTTCACCAACGTAATACAAGTCGTCAAAGTAAGGAGATTCTGTATATGAGTAAACTAATTTAGCTGGATCAACATAATCTATAGTAACACCCTCTGATGTTGTAAAGTTTGTTTTAACAGCGCCTATACCTAACACAGTAAGATCTTGGTAAAATCTTTTTCTAATTAGCTCATAGTTGTTGCCGTCCATTAAGACATTTAAGGCTTGCTCCTCCGCTAATTCGACAGATTGCTTGTAAGATAATTGCATGTGCAAAGCTAATTCTTCTTCGTTTCCAGGTAAAGTATCTGGTTCGTTTTGAGCCAAGTTTATTCCAAAGCTTTCTTTTGTAAACTCATCAAAGCTTTTCATTCTCATGTCTTCTATTATAGATTCCATATATGCAGTTCTTTTAGAAACTCCATAAGGATCTTGAGAGTAAGCTTTTATATTATAAGTTCTTTCGGCGATACCATTAACAACTATATCTACAAACTTAGATATAATAGGTACTGGTTTCCAGTCTAAATTTAAATAAGATAAATCTCCATTTATAGATAATTCATCTTTATATTTTTTTATTGATTGTTCTCCACGCGCGTAAAGTCTTAGCTCATGAAAATTTCTATAATTACTATCGTATCGCGTGTGATTCGTGTCGTTACTAAACCACTCAAACTCTATAGCTTTTGCTACCTTTAAACCGTAGTCATAACTTAACTTCTCTGCATCGCTTACGACTTGACTAGGAAAATAACTATTTACAGCGGTATATGTCATATTATTTTATTAATTTTGAAACGCTACCAGTATTAGTATACTTAGCGATATTTATATTAAGTTTTGGTTTTTCTACCTTTACGTTTGGAGCATACAAATGTCTATTACAAGCCATTATTGCTAAACCACTACTTATAGTAGCGTCAAACTTTGTTCTTTTATTTATGTCAAATCTAGACCAATCATTTAAAGTTTTGTTAAAATATATGTTTCCGTACTCTCCATTGCCTAAATGACCAACGTGTTGTTGTATGTACATTTCAACTGCGGCTGCATGCGCTTGCTTTATATCTTCGCTGGAGTTTGGTATACCACCTATTTCTTTTTCTGAAGTAGAAAGTTTATTCCAGTATTTATCAGGTCTAGTCATAGAGTAACCTCTATATCCTCTTCTTTTTAAATGGTACAATAATCTTGGTTTATTGTTTTCAGCCAATACCGGCATACCATAAAACACTAGTGCCATCAACACGTCTTCAAAAAATATCTCGGCTGTTTGTGGTCTAGCTATATATTCTAAAAACATATGATTAGGTGGACAGTTCTCCATACTAAACTTAGTCAAACCATGCAATGCTCCATTTGAACCTCTTCCATCTACTGTTCCTGATATATCGTAACTGTCACAGCCAAACGCACCCATGTGTTCGTTAGCTGGATATTTTGTTCCTTTTTTTATTATTATTTTGTTTTGCAAATGTTGCTCTGGAAACCAACTTACATTAAATCTACCTTTTGGATCTGGATAAAATATTACTTGCGTGTCTTTTACTCCATTAACCCATTGAAAATTACCAGTAGAATAAGTAGATGAGTTTCTTGTTCCGTCGTTATAATCTATTTGCTCGTATATTTTTACTAAATTAAATATACTATTTTTTGCCTCATCTCTGAACGCATGCTCTTCAGTTCTTGGAAATTGTCTGTAAAACTCGTTTAACGCATCTTGATCGTTTTTTAAACCTTCAGCTTCGTTATTCCAATGATCAACTATACCATAATCTATTAATTCACCATCCGGTCCGTGTACATCATCACTTGGGTTATTAAATACAGGTTGTCCGTATTCATCAATAAATCCTTCGTAGTTCCATTCCATTGGGATAAAAAGAGAATATAAACCAGACTTTGTTTGTCCATTACGATTTCTTTTTGTAACGTCTGAATCATAGTATAGCTTTTTAAAATTGTTACCACCTTTGTCTAAAGCATTGCTAGTACTACCCATCATGCATTTACCTACTATCCTAGCACCTAATCTTAAGCATGTTTTTGTAACTCGCCAATTGTTTAATATATTATCTGGTCTTTCCCACTTGCCACTTTCATCATGTACTAACAAGTTAAGTTTTTCACCATCATAACTATTGTCACCTGTGTTCTTCCAGTCTATAGTAGTATCTAACCCTTGTAACTCTTCTATCTTTTCGTTAGCTGTAATTTTCTTTCTTGTAAACTTACTAGCTGGTACTCTATACGCCAACTCTGTTTTAGGCCTATCCATACCATCTTGAATTGGTTTGAAGAAGAATGGGTAGTTTATACTAATTGGCACTACTTTGTCAGTAAACATTTTTTTAGCATCTGCACCTGTTTTAGATAGTATGCCATATCTAGCATCACCTGTTAAGGTAGCTAAATTAACTGTTTCTGCCGATGACATAAAACTAAATCCACTACGTCTATTTTTAAGATAACAAATACCGTAACATCTTTTGTCTGCCTTGCAAGCTTCCCAGAATATATAAAATAATCTGTTTGCCTCTCTAAAATCTGGAGCACCTACATCTATTTTACTCCATTGTAAGTACATATAGTGCGTACCAGTTATCCAGGTTGGTTTACCATTATTAATAAACCAGAATCCTTCTTCTCGTCGTTTAAATTCTTCGTCTATATAATCGTACCATTTTTCTTTATTGTTTTCCGGATAACTCCTCCAGTCGAATATATTTTTAATCCTTTGTAACTCTTTGGGGTACTCTTGTTTCACCCATTTGTTTTTCTGGTGTTTGTATATTTCTTTAGGTGGTTTAGGTAGCGCTATAATTAAATTCTGTATTTCTATAATCTCACCAATAATCCCGTCGTGCGACAATACAATTAGGTCGTGTTCTTTATTGTAACCGTGCTTCCACTTTTTACCTCTATTCATTCTGGTAATAGTGGTCTTTTTAATAGGCTCTACGGTTTTAACTAAACTTTGACTGTACATTACTTAGATCTGCCTTCTGCGAATCCTTTAAAAGCTTTTTTCTCTGCCTTTTCAGGTGCCTTGCCCTCAAGCAAGTTTTCTTCTTCTTGGATTCTTGTAAGTATTTCAAATGCGTCAAATATAGCTAGTTTTTTAGTAGCTGCGGCATTTTTTAATCTATCAGCTGATATATCATCGTCACTATCAACAATAGGTTCTTTTGCAACTTTAATCAGTTCTTCAACTGCTTTTTGCCCAGCTTGGATTATACTCTTCTTCGTTTCCTTGGTATTCATATTTAATTGTAATAAATTTATTCATAACTCTATATAATCTTTTACCATCGATTATAAACTCATAAGTTGAGAAAGGTGTAAATCCTACAAGATCATCAACGTTATTAACACCGTCAGTATATTTAATTATACCTACACACTCTTCTTCTTCCTCTGGTTTTAGCTTATCTCTTTGTTTAATTGGTTGTACAAAACAATAACCATCCATAGCGATCCAATTGTTATTTCTTTTGTATAAAAACACTTGATCTGGTTTTACAAGATATGTATCTTCGTTAAAATAACTCCTACTGTTCTTTTCTTCACTATATTGATTATGCCAACGTCTAAAGACGTTATGATGTACTATAATTGTATCACCAGGTTTTATTTTGGTTTTGTAGGCTGTAGGTATAGATTTAACAATAGCTTCTCTATTAACAAACTGATGATTAAATATTTCTGTATTTAATATAAGATCTTTATCACCAACTTTTTTAGTATTGTTGTATCTATTACCTTTTGGCTCTATAACAAAGTCAAAAGGCGCTTTCATTAATACTCTAAGTTATACTCTACAGA